GCTTTCACTAAGGCTCCGCCCATGCCGCCCACAAGAGGGGCTGCATACTTAGTAATCGCACGCATGGCTCTTGTCTCAAAGCCATCTGTGGGTGTACCAAGTTTTGAGGACCAGTCTACCTTCGAGGAGTCGGATATAAGGTCCCCACTTCCAAGGCCAACACTGGCTGCCGCATTCTCAAGCCAGTCGGCTACAACTATCCCGCCGTTTACCGCAAGCTCAGCTGCATCGACGATTCCGTAGAGCGCGCCCTTGCCAACGTCACCCATTTTTTCTTCTTTACCTGCGTTTGGGTTTTGGAGGTCCCCAGGCTGAGGTCCCCCAGCTTCCGGTTGTGCAGCAGATGTTCCGCCGAATGCACCCTGCATTTGTTCTTTAGACTTATCTGCCTTTAATGCGTCTACGTCTACACCAGTGCTACGCGCATACTCCTCAAAGTCCATGTCTGGTTCTTTGTCGTACTCGCTCGCTATAGACCTCAGTGCTTCGCTATCTTCAAACATCTATCTTCCCTTCGTAGCAGAAGGCTTAGCTTCGCTCGGTGGTCGTCCGCCCTGTTCTTCACCAGGTTGTACTTTTTCAAACTCAAGCTCGCGGATTCTAGTGTCAATATCTTTAAGTGTATTCCTGAGAGACTTATTTTTTTCAGAGGTCATTCTGCCAGCAGACTTCAAGTCTATCCCCTGCTTAACTGTATCAAGCTTAAGCTTCTGTAGCGACTGCACGTTGTCTTGACCATACACGCTGGGGGTGCCGCGAATAATCCCAAGCTTCTTTCCAAAGTTCTGTCTGATAAGTCTACGTGACAACGCCACGGGGTCTTGGTCGGGGCTCTTAGACAGCGACTGGTAGTACTGCTGCACGGTCATTTTAACTTTGTCTCCGTGCTCTCGCTTCTGAAGGTCAGACATAACGTCGGTAATGGTCGGTGCCATTTGATTATTTATGAGTGATGCTCCGCTGGATATAACACTGCGTTTAGCAGGATCAGACCGCTCCCTACTCTGGAGCGCCTTAAGTTCGGTGAGCATCTTTTCTGCTCTGTCGTAGCTAATCTTTGTGCCCCTGTATTTTTTAACAGACTCGAGGGCCTCTGTGTAATTGCCAGTGGAGATGGCCTTGCTGGTAATATCAAAATCAATAATGTCGTCTGCACGCTCTGCAAATACTTTGTCTCCGATTAAAGTTTTACCGCGCTCAGGATCAAGCATGTTCGCAGCAATGGAAGAACCAATCTGGTCCATGATGGGCTTTCGTTTTGTCTCATCATTTCCCGCTTGCTGAAGGGCCGCTGTGAAGTAACCGGCGAGCTTATCCTCTTGGTCTTTTCTGTGTTTTGCGTCCATACGCTGATTTCTGTCCATGATCTTAAGGTCCCTGTCAGCGTCCTTCCACTCTGTCTGTTGGATTTCGTCGAACTGCTTTTTTCTTTCCTCAGCAGTAAACAGGTCGCCCCCGTACTGTTCAAGGACTAAGCTAGCTCCAGGGTAATCCCTACCGGAGAGCCTTCCTTGAATAGAATCAACAAGTACGGACTTCTCTGCGCGAGTAGCCTCTATTTCTCTCATAGCTGGCGGAAGGTCTTCATGTCCAAGTGCCGCGTTCCGAACTTGGGACATCATCAGCCCTGTGTCGTCGAGGTTCGGGCTTGATCTTGCGTACTTGCCACTTTCTGCAATAACTTTATCGAATAAAACCTGGTTGTTGTTGGCACGCTTCTGTACTTCGTCGGCCCAAATAGTCGTGGCTGAATCATTCAAAAGGTCGCCACTCCTGTTAAGGAACGCAGCCTTGAGCGCGCTGTCGTCGAACCCGTCAGCAATCTCCGCAACGATTGGCTCTAGCTCCGCAGTAACTTCCTTAACTGCACCGAAGCCAGTCCTATCCCCCGCAATCGGGGATCTGGAACTTTGTAGGGCTTTCTTCTCAAGAAGTGCCATGCGGAAGCGGTTCTCGGCACTGTGGAGCATAAGCTTGTCCTGCTCATTTTTAGCCCGAGTACCTGCTTCGCCCAACATCTCCCCATATGCTAACAGCGACTTACCAAAATTCTCTATCGTCTCGCCGGTATACCGAGCACTCTCGGAAGATCCGACAGGTATAGGTGTACCTGGATTGATAACTTGTGCTTGGTCACTACCTGGCAAAACTGGCATGCTGTACTCCTAATATTTAAAGTTGTAGTTTCCACCGAGACCGTAGCCAGTTGTTCCTGAATTTCCACTCATCGTGTTCCAGCCCCCTGATATGTGGCTCTTGTAGGTCGACCCGTCGGTGGTCCCGCCCTTGGCTCTTCCGTCTGTTAGGCCAAAATTGTTTGTCTTAGCCGCAGCCCCAAGGCCAATGGAAGCGCTCTGAAGTATATTATTTGTGGGGTCCGCCAGGTCTGCAATCTTTTGGTTAGAATTTTGTTGTCTAAGGCTTGCCAGTATAAAGTCAGCTTCGCCCTTTTGTTTAATCGCCGAAAGCTCATCCGCCTTCTGCGCAATCGTACTGGCAACTATCGCAGCCGTGCTGCCGGATAGGTCCGCTCCGCCTTTGAAAACAGCGGAGATCTGCGCACCCTTCCTCGCCTCATACCTGGAAGAAGCTATCTCGGCCTCTCTGTATGTGGCAGTCCTAACTAGGTCTGCTTGTATTTTGTAGTAACGGGAGTTTTGTACTTCCGCTTCTATCTGGGCCAGGTTTGCACGGTAATTTCCGTACATTTGTACGACCGCCCCTGCGGCCATTAACACTAAAGGAACCATTACTCCACCTTCCCGTACATAAAATAATCAAGGCCCGTAGGACCGTACTTGTGCATGAACCCCTCAGCCGAAAAGCCAAGGCCTTCCGCCCATCTCTGCCCCTCTAGGTAATCAGCCCGCACAACCATTTGTAGTCTTTGCAGTTTTCTACTTACAAAAAATTCATCCAGTGTTTTCTTAACTGCCTTGTGAAACGAAAGCTTGCACTTTTTAATATCATCCGAGTAAACACCAAAAGCTTCGGCTGCGTGCTTAAAATAAAAAAGCGCGCCAACTATGCCTATGACCTTGTCGTCCAACAACAGGGCAAACATGGGTGCCCCAGCCGCGTGGGCCTCACGCAAATTCTGTATTGAATTGATATCCTCAAACACAGCCTTTGGTGTAAACCCGATAAAGTGCTCTTCACTGAGCGGCACCACATCAACCATACGTTGAGCCCCTCGCGATTATTGCCAGCACGTTGCATGGCCATGGACCATTTGCTTCTATAATAATCTGGCACTCTCTAGAGTAGTCCGTTGGTAAGTGTACACGCTTAAGGCCTGTAAACATAACTGGTGGGTCGTCCATGTTTGCGGCTTGGTCTTTGAAATCTAAAGTATACAGGGAACCAACTGTGTGCCCGTACTTGGCACCGTATGTTTTGTAGAAAGAAATCTGCGCCTCATCGACACGCTTAACAAAACCCGCAGGGCTGCCGGGAACTTGCTGGCCTATCTGAATCGGCATGGTCTTAATTCTAGATGTGTACGGGTAGCCTGCATAAAGTGTCGTGTAGACATCTGTGGTAATAATCTGACCACTTGCATTTACCGTGTACTCGCCAAGATAAAAACCATCTGCCACAACGGAGAGCTCCTCGCCCACGTACTCCGTGAATCCTGTCCACGTTGTGCCGTTAGCCGTAGCTCCGTACTTGAAAGCGTCCACATAGTGTGTCTGCTCCCCAGTTCCGGTTCCGCCAAATGTTTCTGCAACAATCAAACTGTCCCGTTCGTTGAATAGGTCCATGCTCTCAAGCATGCCCACGTACGCGCCGTTGATATACCTGGACACGAACATGAATAATCTCTCTGGACCAAGAAGGTTCCCGTCCTCAGTTCCAACCGAGCAAATTGATTTGACAATTGCTCTTGGGACCACGTTTGCGTCCCCGCCTATTTGCATATTTGCCCATGCGTTGATTGCATAGTCTTTATCTAAAGCAAGAACTAAAAGTCTACCGTTCTTGGTCTTTGCGAAAGTGAGCGTGTCCTCAGAGTTTGTCGCACACACCTCTATGATCGGATCTCTATACGTTCCGCCGCCGGTGCCTAGAGAACTTGTCTCCCTGTCCTCGTCAAACAAGAAGTGGTCGGCTAAGAACATGAGGTCGTTTGATTTGTACTTGTCTTGCTCAAAACTAAACTCGATGTCTCTGAGCTTTCCGCTGTGCTTCTGAATAAATAAACTTGTGTTGCCGGTTCTAAGTGGCCGGTGAACGCTGGCACCAAAAGATGAGGTAGAAGTAAATCTAAAATCATTTGGCCCGAGGATGCCGTTCTCACCGAAACCAACAATCTCGGCTCTGTCTGTGTGTATGATTAATGTCTTATCAGCAGAAAGAGCTACAATGTTGCTTCCTTCTTTAGAGTTTGGGGTAAGGGTAAAAGCCCTGGTGTTGTCCTCTGTGTATGTTGTAAAATCATCGTCCTGCTCGAAAGGGCGCTCCATCATTAGGAAAACATTTCCAGCTAGTGAGCCCCAAAGAGTGTCTGGGAAATGTCTATTGCCGCCGTAGATAAGTCTTGATTCGTATGCGACAACTGTCTGTGGCCATCCCCTATATTCACTCCAGGCTGCTTCTTCCCACGATGTGCCAGCCGCCGTTCCGTGCGCGAGTACTGCCACTGCGCTGAGTACTGTTGCGGTTACCGTTGTTGAGTTTGTAACAACTGTGACCCTAAACACCCCTGTTGTTCCGGCTGAGGATAGCTTGAAGTATGCCCCAAGATGCCCAGAATCAAAAAAAGCAGCTGAGGCCGTAACTGTAATCGAGCCAGTAGCAGCACTCGGAGTAAGATTAACGCTGGTTCCTAGTGCCTGAATTGGAAGGTACGGCACTGTCTCCCAGGGTTTTACTGTTATGTAGTCGTTGTCGATAATCTGAAGATCTGTTCCCACCCAAAGGATGGGGTTCGTGGTTCCTGCTGGTGCAACGATTGCCACAATATCGCCAACCTGTGCCCACTGAAGATTTTCGTTGGAGCTACCAAGACCTGTGCTCGGTGTGCTGAGTGGAACACTTCCAACACCCGACGCATCGGTGTAGTCGTAGGTGGGGAAGTAGAACCAGTCTGCAATCGCCCCACAACAAACAAGTATCTCTGAGTACCCGTCGGACAATGTCCGTGGGATCATTGTTGTATTTCTAAAAAATGGATTGCCCGCAGAAATACCTGTCTGAAGGTTCGTGTTTCTGGCCGAAGCCAAATTTATTCTCCGTGTGCCGGGCCTTCTGAAAGCCCCGCCTTGGATCCTTGGGATAAAATTTAGGAGTTGCTCTGAGGCTTGAAAGTACTGCTGGGCATCCGTCCTATAACGAGCCTTTCCAGACCACTCGCCAGCGGCGAAGGTGTTTACTAAATTATTAAACTTCATCTATCCCTCAATATCTTGAGTTAAGCCACTGCTTCGCATAGGGCACTCGCGGAGAGGCCTCTTGTGCGCTAAAACTTCTAGACTCAGACAATGTTAATATATAATTTTCTTTAAGTTTTTCTTTAAGTTCAAGGCTGGGAACGACGGCGTATGAATTTTCATACGCGAGCTTCGCTGCGAGAGTCTTTGCGAAGTTGTAGGAGAATAGTCCAGGCTGTGTGATTTTTTTGATGTATCTTATTGCCATAGACGATTCGTCTGTGGCTAGGAACTGTCCCTCTCGTTCCCAAGCAACATCTTCATATTCTGTCTCTACGATACGTAGGCAGTCTGCTGGTAGGACGTAGTAATACGTAAATCCATAGGCCGGTGCAGAGGTAGATAGAGCAAGAGAAGCTCTGCCCATGGCAAAACGCCAGGGGTGCGCTTCTAACAACGCATCCCTGGTCTTATCAAACTGTTCATTGAAAAGCCTGGCCACAGGACTATCGTCGTCGAGGCTGATTATTCTCTCAGCCCCGAGCAATGATAAAGCGTCATTAACAATCGACGTTTCTGTTGTGGCCATCCGTTACTCCCTAATTAATCTACTACGTAGTTCAACCAAACTTGTAACGTCAAAGTGTCGAGAGATGCTGTGATCTCAGACGGGGTACAAACCACAACTGTTTCAACTGTGAATTTTTTACCAACGCCCGCACCAGCCAGTTGAGCTGCAACAGCAGCTGCGCCTGGGTCAGCGCTTTCGACGAAAGCATTCAAATCAACTGAATCAACGCCGTTAGCTTGGTAACCAACGTCCAAGATTCCAGTTGCGCCGGAAGCAGGACACTTGATCATGCCGCCGATTACGCGTGCGCCTGGGGGTAATTTTCCGAGGTACAAGGTATCCGTGGTTGCCAATTCGCCAGAAGCTACATACTCAGTGTACAAACTTTTGACTTCTCCGGAGTACTCACCAATTGCGATTTTCTCTGAGGGAACCGTAACGTATGCACGTTGGTACCCTGTTGAATATTTACTTGCCATTTTTTATCCTTTGTAAAAGTTAATTTTAGTATCCCATAACCAACAAAACAAAAGGGGCTCTTTCAAGCCCCGAAGTCTTAGCTCTCTGTGCAAAGAACCTCAACAACTTTGTTTTCTTCCATGCGAGTCGCACCGATGCCCATGCAAGAATAAACTTGAGTGGCATACGATTTGTCATCGCGCTCAGAAATTCGGCCCTTCATTTCCGCACCGATTGACAGCAAGCCGCCGTCCATCGCGTAAGCATAACACTTACGTGCGCCGATCAAAGAAGTACCAGAACCGACAGCGCCAGTTGAGGTAGAACCTGAAAGGGCAGCAACCTGAGCAGATAAACGCTCAAGACGGATGAACTCAAAGCCCATGAACGTGTTCATTTCGCCTTGAACCAAAGCTTTTACCGAATTGTAGTCGGAGCTGATTACTTCAGTTTGACCAAGCAACGCTTCGATTTGTTTTGATCCGCAGATAAAATATCGTTTGATTGAAGGATCAACTTCAGCTGCATCTAAGTATCGCTTAGCTGCACGAAGAGTTTTCAAGTTCAAATCAGACAACGCTGAACCAGTGTTCGCAGCTAATTTGTTAGCAGAAGGAAGAACAACCTCAGTCGCTCCGGCTTCGCCAGAATAAGCTGAACCGCCAAGTGCTGCGATGATAACATCATCCATTGCACGGCCCATTGCCCACATAGCGGCAATTGCGTACTCAGATGTTGGATCGTGGAGCATGCGGATTTTGTCTTGGTCATCGACCAAGTCAGCCCATTCATAGTCCGCTAATGTTACACGTCTACGAGAGTGGGGAGTGTCCAACTGTGGGGTTGCGCTGTGTCGGCCAACTTTTAATTGGGCACTTACAGAACCGATGCGGTCATAAAAAGCAGATTTTCCAGCTTGGCTCTCTTGGCGGATAGTCGATCTAAGACGAGATCCCTTTTGTTGAGACAAGTGGAAGACATTTGAAGCGTATTGCTGAGAAAAATTCTCAGTGATTTGTGATGACATGAAGTCCTCCGGTTAAAGTTTAGTAGACATTCGGCACTTAATTGCGGAATTGTCCCCTAAAGAGGATTCACTACGTGCGTCATAGCCCACACAAGCATGAAGAGATCCTGTGCCACAGGATTGTCCCTAAGCACAGGATCGGAAGATTAGGTGCGCATGTCAACGGGACTTTTTGACGGATTTACCATTTTAAACAGATGCTGCATCTCAGCAAGTGCGTCTTTATGTCCCGGATGGTCCTTTAGAAAGTAGGGGTGTGTACCAACTTGGGACATAACCTTGTTAATCTCTCCTTGGGCGTCCTTCGGGGTCATAACAGGCTCTTTGTTGCTACGGCCACCCACTTCGGTGGACTCTTTCATGTACTTATCGTGGATGCCAGCTAATAGCTTTATCAATCGTGGCTCGGATGCTAGGCCAGAATCGTTCAAGTATTTAACCATGTCCTCGTCCGCAATTTCTGTGACGACAGACTGAGCCGCAAGGGCTTTCTGTTCAAACGCTGAGCCCCACTCTTTGCGAAGATCGTTTGTTCTGTTCACCTGATCTTTTTTAAAATCTTCGAGCACAGATGTCTCTGCTTCCCCGTTCGCCTGACTAAACCAGTCCGCAAGGGCTTGTGCCTGTTTCGGGAGTATTCCAGATTTGTAGGCCTGGTCTTTGAATCCATCGACGAACTTAGGGTCGATTTGGGTGCCATCTTTGAACTTGACCGCATATTCCTTAACGTCCTGTGGAAGACCTAGTTTATGGTACACCCCACGCCAGTCTTCGTCAGTTGCGTGCTTAGATGGTACGGGAATTTTATCCGCACCTACTAATTTTTGCGCACTGATGTAGGACTTGGCCAGTCCAGTAATGTCATTGAAGACTTTGAGCGAAGCATCCTCTTGAAGCTCTTTAGGAAGCGTGGATCTCCAATCTTGATTCCCTGGGGTGGCGGTAAGAGTAGTATTAATGTTTCCAGGGGTCTGGTTGTTTTGAGCTGTACCAGCCTGAGAATTACTGTCCCCTTGGGGAGTTGCAGATCCGCCCCCTCCACTAGATGAAGCTCCAGTACCTCCTCCACCACTAACCTCGTTCTGAGAGCGTTTAAGCTCATTCCTCATTAGCATACTTGTCGATCCTTTCTTTTATTCCTTCAACGTCAACACTTAACTTTTCAAGAATACTTAAAATAACTCTTCTCTCACCCTCGCGTACCAGAAGAAGATTTACGTCTCCTGTGAAGTTGTCGCGAAGAACACCAAAATGAAACATCATGTCCTTCAGGACAATCTCCCCATCGGGGGTATTGAATACATTCTTGTACGCTTGAAATGTATTCGACTGCCTCTTTGCCGACTTAATCTGAGCTTGCTTAGACATTACCTAGCCTCTCCCTGAAATACTGGCGCCAGTTTCGATGCGCTGTCAACTTCTTGTGTCTGGGCCTCGTTCTGTAGCGCCGCCTGCTGCGCCTGTGCCCGTGCGTCTCTTAGGCCGTCCCTGTCTTTCTTGGTTCTAATAACCTGCACAGGGGTTCCAAAAATATCTGCTATCACACGTATTGCTTCGTCGCCATTAAAATTATCTGCAACAGACGGGTCCATTTGAATAAACGGACTACACGCCTCTATCGCACGGAGAATGTTCTGGGCCTCGCTGAGCCGCTGAGACCTAGCAATCAACGAAGAATATCTAACGTCGATCTTTCTACCTCTGAGCGCCTCTGGGATTTCTTCCTTCTTGATAACACCACGGCGGAGCATTACTGCAAACACCCGGTCAATCATAGGTCTAAGGAACTCAGTCTGTTGGCGCCCCAGCATGGGCCCAAGCAACCGCATCTTCTCTTCCGTACGCTGAAGGACCTCGGTGGCCGTCATCTGCGGGCCCTGCTGGAGCATTAATTGGTCGACAAAAAATGCTTCCCTAATCCGTACTCGGCGCTCTTTTAGCGCCTCATAACCAAAGTCAATTCTTGAGTCGTTAAAGATTGGTTCAATTTTAGAGTCTGGACTTCCAGAACGTCTGAAATTTAGCCCGCCAGGTGAGGTAACAATCGGTAGAATAAAACCATCATCTGGAAGCTGTAAGGGTGGGTCTACCATCTTTTGTGCGCCGATAATCATTGTCTCTGCCATCTTGTTGATGGTCTTTACTTCTGGCAGTGCCACCATTGCTGGAGATACGCCGTACTTCTCGCCTGTGCGCTTAGACCATCTGGGTACAACATATGGAAATTCTCTAAAGCCTCCGCTCAGTATCTCATGGTCTACCTCTGGTAGAACATACTGAGACACATAAACAAATGGAGAATTTGTAATATTAACCATTGATGCTGGGTAAACTGCATGAATAACTTCAAACTTGTCGTCCTTACCTTTTTCATAGCAGTCCATTACTTTTTTGCCGACATTCTCTTTTCCGAATGCTTCTACCAGTTGGTATGCGTTCCACTTCCAGCTTCTGTAAATCTGGTTCACTCGTCCTTGAGAGTCCTCATCGATAAAATATTCTCCGATGAACTTTGTAGAAAACCGAACTACTTCTTTTGGATCTTCCTCGATGTACATGGCCGCAGTTCCGAAACCTACCTCATCAAGATAAAGTTCATGGACTTCTGTTTGAAAATTAGAGTTGTTCAAAACATTGTGCGTTTGCTTTGCCGCGTACTGAAGAAATGCCTTAACATTATCGAGTTGATCTAGTGCATAGATGCCTGTGGTAAACTCAAACCACATTGAATTTGGGCTTGTAAGAAGACCATGCAGTTGTCCAGCTAAAAGTTCTAAGCAGTACATGCCTGTGTTCTCGAGCACTTGAATATTTCTTTTTTCCCCGGATGTTTTTTGGGACAAAATAGTATTCTTATTCGGCATCATGTAGTCGGCAACTTCTTGAAGGTGCGAATCAAGAGTGCTGCGCTCACCTTTAAGGTGCTGCACTTTCTCTTTGATTTTTTTAACAGTAAGTTTAGCCATTCTCTCGTCCGCCAGTCAGTAATGTTGGGTTTGCCACAAGGCTTGTCTGCCCAGGGGTAAGCAGTGTTTGGGATCTTCCTGGTCGTCTTAGGCGCAAAGCTATCTCAGCGTCAATTCTTCTTCTAATCGTATCTTTTCTTTTATCAATCTGTGACTGCGCAAGGTCTACTCGCGCCTGGTCCTCTACAGCTGCCGTTGCGTTTTCTGCATCGGACGCGGTTTTTTTGGCTAAAGATTCTCCCTTTATGCCAGTAAATGCCGCCGTTCCAAAACCACCAACGTTCGATGATCCAGCAGCCAGGTTCCAAACACCATCTGCTATCTGTCCACGCTGAATTTGTCCCCAGCCCGTTCTGACATCGTCTACGCCACTAGATATATTCTGCACAAGTGCCTTAAGTGGATTACTTGGTGCCGCCATTAGTTACCTCCGAAAATATTATAGTCGTTCTTAGCAAATCTAGGAAGTGTCCTAGCAAGTTCTTCATGCGTAGGCTTATCTTCATTCAATCCAAGTGCAAGAGTCCTAAACGCATCGGCACCGTGAGATGCCCAGTTGTGCATAGGCCTTGCTTGGTAAATTTTATTTTTAGTGTCCCATTTTCTCTCGTAATTTTTAAGCGCATCAACGCCTCTCATAGTTGTGTCTTTATCAAACCAACATTTAGGAAGAAGAAGCCTTGACGCATTTATGCCGTCCTCAACAGCCATCCTTGGTATTACGCGAATATTCTTTAGTCCCAAGGTCTGTAGAGTCTGCACCCTTGACTTACCGCTTGATAGGTCTCTAGCGGCAGCGTCGTGCGGGAGAAGGTGTTCTGCATAATAATACTTTTTCCCTCTCAATTGCTCTGCATAATAATCAAGTCCAGAGCCTGAGTTTTCTAAATAATCAATGATGTGTATGGCTCTACCAACAACTTGAGCAAACCAAATCACGGTGGTATCAGAAATACCAAGATCCCAGCCAGTATATACAGGCACAGCGGGATCATAAGGGACTTTAGTAACCCTATTTTGGTCCTCGAGGGCTTCAATCTCCTTGCCATAGTACGCACCGACCAGTGCCGCAGAAAAGGAACACTCATACTCTTGAGCATACTCGGCCTCGCTCATAATTTGCTTAGCGGCCTCAAGTTCCGCCAGTGGGATTATCCCTGTCTCGCTCGCCTTGTACACAACATGGTACCAATCCGACGGATGGTTTTTAGCGTGCTGGTAAATATCATAAAGGTGGTTCATCCCCCTCGGTGTTCCGATGAAGATGGCCCAGCCCATTCTATCTGAGAGAGCTGGTCGTATAACAGTGGACCAAACGACTGGGTCACATTCGGCAAATTCATCGACAACGACGCCGTCGAGATAAATACCCCTGAGTGTTCCGGGGTTCTCGGCACCAAGAAGCATGATCCTAATTCTATCCCCTCTATCTTGTCGCTCAATATCAATTCTGAGATCGGCTTCATTCGGAGTTACTCCTGGAATATGCTTTGTATATTCTTTAATGTAATCCCACGCCACTCGCTTCGCTTGTCCGTAAGTCGGTGCAACGTATGCAAACTGCGGATTCTTTTTATCGCACCGGAGAGCTTGGTCGATAATCTCATTGATCGAGAATACCGTCTTGCCCCATCTCCGGTGATTGATGACCACGTTAAACCGCTTAAGTGCGGCGTGCAGAAGTTCCTGTAGTGGTCTCGGCGTGTAGCCGGTACTTACTTCTTGTTGAATCACCTACAAGCTCCTACTTACTTCGTACCACGTATTCGTTACGTGTACGAACTCAATCACATCTCCAGCTGCAAGTGTAGCACTGCCGTTCATAACTGTGTTGGTAGCTGAAACTAAGGTGACCGTGTCCGTGTTGCTCGTTCCGATAAGCATGACCCTGTCGCCGTTTTTAGCTGTAGTAATCGCAATGTCGGCGGCGGTAACGGCAGCTGCATTTCCAACAACCGGTAGAAGCTGGTTTCTAGCATCAACCGGAGCTATGTCTGTGGCATTGGTTATCGTAGCTGTGCTGTTGATATACTGGTGGCCGACTGGATCCCACAGAGTGCCGTTGTACACCAGGTGATGTTTGTGGCCCGTGTCGTACACAACCAGGCCTGTAGAAGGTGTGCCTATAGCCAATCTCTGTGCTGTGGACATAGCCGGGGCGTTGATCGCACCCTTCGTGGTGCTTACCACTGAGAATGAGCTGGAAGCGTTAAGTGCAGCGTTGGACCCTACGTTTAGTCCACCTGGGAGCCGCTTCTCGCCGCCCATGACTTGGGCTGCGGTACTGACTCCGCCTGGATTTGTCTCGTCGGCAGGCTGCATGTTAAGCGCCTGAGTGCTGAGCGAGAGTCCGTTAGCGTTGGGAGTCGCTCCAAATGCCGCCAGCGTCACCGCTGCGTGCGATACTGCTTCTAGGGTGTCAATGTCTCCCTGAAGCTCTACGAGGGCCGCCTGTACGTCTGTTGAGGCAAGGTCTCCAGCTGGTGTGACCGACACTGCTGAGGCCGCGTGGGCCGCTGTAGCGTCGCTTAGATGGTTGGACAGGTCCGTGTCGGTAGCATAGCCAGGGTGCGGGTCTCCTGCTGCTACGTGATTAGAAAGATTTGTGGCCGCTTCTGAGGCCACTTCTTCGACTGCTGCTTGGACCGTGGTGCCAGCTATGGTGCCAGCTGGAGTGAAGCCTATAGCAGTTGCTACGTGTGCGTCTACTGTGTCCGATAAGTGGTTGGCCAGGCCCGATATGAGTGTGTCGATATCGTTGTTGTCAACGTCCTCAACGTACACTTCCCAAGCTGCCCCGTTCCAGTACCAAAGATCATTGGTGTCGATCTGAATGGCAAAGTCTCCAGCACTCGGGGAGAGTGCTGTTCTGGCGGCTGCATCTGCAACCTTCCGTATGCCCCCACCTGCTCCGCCCGCTGCACTTGTTCCGAAGAAAAATAAACCCATCTTATTCTCCTATCGGTTGTAGGCCACTGATTTAATTTTAACTACCGCCACATTGACCAGGCATGCGCCCACTCCCGCGCGAATACTAATCCTGCGTAGGTCATAGAACTGTTGGTCTTCGTCGCCCGTGTTTTCGTCAGCCTCAAATGCGAAGCCGCCACCTGCTACGAGCTTAAGGCTCTTAGCCTGAGCTGCGTCTGCCACATCTGAAGTGCTGACTCCACCGAGGTAGACTTCG